CTATCTTAATGTCCAACCATTAAATAGTTTAGGGAATATATATTCAACTATGCTTAACCAGCATTTAAATGTTAGTCCAATAATTACTATTGCAGTAATAGTTACTATAGCTAAAATTAATAAAGCAATTAAAGTTCCCATTTTACCATTATCCTTTTCAAATTTTTCTAACACTAAAATTGATTTTACTATTAAATTTTCCATAAAAAATACACCGTCCTTATTTTATTGTTGAATTTAATAACCGAATGGTGTATACTCATAGTTGCGAAGTATGGGGCATACACCTTCGGGTTGTGTCTCTTTTTTTATTTTTATAAATCTAAATCCTCAATATCAAAATCATATTCTACATTAGGCGTTTTATTTTCATTGTCCTTATCATTATCATTTGAAGTTTCAATAACTCCTATTTTATTAATTAATTTATTTGCTATTTCATCTAAGTGATTTTCTAGAGATGAATTAATATAATTTTCTTCTCTTTTCTTTTCTACACTAGCTAAGTCTTTCAAAAATGCTGTTTTAGAACTTTTACTTACAATGTAATTATAAAGATCCTCCTCTTTATCCGTAAAAGTTACTCTTATTTCTCTTGCCATTTTTTCACTCCTATTTTATAAAATCCTTTAGCATTAGATTTTATATCAGTTACTGGTATAGTTTGAGGATATAATTTCTTAAAGGTTGGATATACTTTCTCAGCACCACCACCTGTAAGGATTATATTTGTATTTGATAAGTTTGGATATAAACCTCTTAACTCATTTACTATTGTCTTTATACTTTGTAGCATAATTTCATTTTTGTAAGATGTATCTTTATTTAATAAATCTTTATCGCCATCAAAGTATTTTTTTGCATCTGCTAAAGTTATATCTAGATTATACGGCTTATTGCTTAGTGCCTTTCTAGCAACCCTATATAAGTCTAATAACCCATACTTAATTGACTCTCCACCTATGAAGTTATAACTCTCATTGAATTCTGCTATATCAGTAGTACCTCCACCGATATCAACTACTAATGTATCAAGCCCCTTTTCACATTGAGCCATAACTCCATTAGCCTTTAATCCATATGATTCTGGAACTACTAATACGTTATCTATATATATTTGTCTTTTATTATCATTTATAGATATTTTTCTAAAATTATTTTCTTTTATAAATTCCTTTAGTTCATCCTTTCTGTCATTGTACTGTCCTGCTGGTATACCTATAACAAGATTTACATGATCTTCTTCCGTAACTTTTGCTATTGTATAAAACATTAGTGGCAAGAAGTTTTCTTTTTCATGTTTAACTAAATTATTTTCAAATTCCCCTTGCTCAACAACATATTTTTTACCTTCAAACTCTATTACATCATTTGAGCCAAGTTCATTTATATTTGTGTACTCCTTTATTCTACTTTCAATAATCTTATGATTATCATTTGTAAATCCTATAGTAGTTATATTTCCTACATCAATACTTACTATTTCAACCATTTTTCTCCTCCAAAATTGTTAGTTATTTTGTAACTCATATTTATAATATACACTATATTTTCGCATCTGTAAATATATTTATTACAAAATTTTCCGTAATTTTGTAACTATATTAATTTTTCTAAATTATTTAAGTCTAATTTTATATTTATAATATTAAAATTAGTATGCTTTGAGACATGTTTATTGCTTACAACAATGATATCTGGAAACACAGGGAATACATCTTTCCACTTTCGGCTATAGTAAAGTTTTTCATATTTATCTAAATCGAATTTTTTTCTATTTTCAACTTCTACAAAATAGATTTTGTTTTGTCCATTAACATTTATAGCTATAAATGCATCTGCTATTATATTTTCTAATTTATAGGGAACTTTATATTTTAATAAATTTATATTATTAACTTTTAACTTTGATATGAATTGTGAGAGTATTAATGCATGTTTTAAGTTAATTGGCTTTTTTCTAACATAATGTATTTTTTCTGTGATTACATTCTCTTGGTATGATCTTATATATCCATGTTCGGATAAATACTTTAATCGTCTTTGACATGGTCTAACACTTGAATTAAAATATAAATCTGAAATAGTAGTAGTAGTAGCAACTTTAAAATCCTTTAAAAATTGTATAATTTCTTTATCTCTATCTGTAATAATAATTTTTTTCATAATATTTTATATATTGTCTAAAAAACTCAAATCTTCTAATATATTCGTTTTTAAAGGCTTTTCTTTTTTATTACTATCTACTTTATTATTTAAGTGCTTATAACCGCTATACGGCTCTTTTACGGCTTTTATATTTGATATATATTTTCTAGTCAGTTCCTTTACTTGTTGATCTGTTATAAAAAATGATTGAAACTCAACTATATAAGACCCTCTTTTAATAAGTCCATGTCCTTTACCTCTTAATTTATCTGCACCTTCTTGATCCAATGCAACTATACTATTCTTACTATCTTCACATTTAAATACAATTCTGTTGTTTATGTTCGCCTTCACAACATTGTCTATTACGTCATTTGAGGGTCTTTGGGTTGTAAGAAATACATAGCACCCACTAGCTCTAGAGATAGCTATAAGTTGCTTTAATAATTTCATAGCTGTTTTCCTTTTATCCTCTAATAGTAGAACAATTTCTTCTACATAAAGTATTTGGTACTTTAGTTTCTTAACTCCTGGAAGTCTATTGTATTCAAATATACTTGTTACGTTATTTTTCATAAATAAATCATATCTATTATTTGTTTCTTCTAACAGATCTGCGATAACTTCTGTTGTATCTTCGACTGTATATACAAATTTCTTGGTATGCTTTAATTTAGAAAATAAATTTAACTCAACTCTTTTTAAATCACATAGATATAATTCTAATTCACCAGGACCATATAAATTTGATACACTTGTTAATATTGACTTAGTACATACAGATTTACCAGAACCAGTTGTACCAACAATATAAGTATGCGGATCTTCTTTAAGGTCTAATATTACCTTTTCATTAAGACTTTCTCCTATAGGGAATTTAATACCTTCTGTCTTTTCTTTTATTGGTAGTTTGTATGGTATATTATAGTTCAATTCTTTTGTTATAACCTCAATCTCTATATATCCCTTACGCTCCCTTATATCTATTTTGTGTCTCAATTGAAGTTCAAGTGATTCTTTGCATTTTAAAAAATTTGATAATCCTAAACCTATTGGTGCTGACATTAAATAAATATAACCTTTATCGCTTGAATAAATTTTTATTTGCTTTGGGTATTGATCCTTTTTATTCTTTAATTCGACAGTCTTAAAAAATGTCTCAATATTAAATTGTTCTTTTATATCTAATAACTCATACAATAACTTTTTTGATACTTTTGCTACATCAAATATACAGTCAACTAAAGGCTCTAAAATATTCTCGCTACTCATAATAATCCCCCTTATATAATAAATAATGAGCATTAGAGGTATATAAACTATAGGTATTAAAGTTAAACGGGGTGTACGTTCTTATAAATGCCTAAATAGCTTATTATTTACGAACGTACAATATCTAATTTAAATCTAAAAGTGTTACCTCTGAACGCACACTTTGAACGTACACTATAATTTATTCTACTAACTTGTATAACATTCCTATTTAATGCCCAAAATAATTTTAAAGGGGTGTATATTAATGCTAAATCAAAAATCATATGTATATAGATTTATCGATAAAAATAAAAAAATAATTTACGTTGGCAAAACCAATAATCTAGATAGAAGGTTTGGTCAACATTTTAATAAAGGCGGCCATCTTCCAAAAGAATGTTATAACTCTGTTTGGAAGATGGAATATATAAAAGTTGATAGTGAGTTAAATGCACTATTACTAGAAACTTACTATATAAACAAATACAGACCTAAGTATAATAAGTTAAATAAAACGTACAAAGCCACATCTACTAAAAATGTAAATCTTAAGGAGATAAGTACTAATTGGAAAACATTTAGAATAGTTCATCCATCATTATCTCCGAAAGATCATGTACATAAAAAGCTAACTCTTAAGCAAAATATAATTTTTTACTCTATAGCAGTTGTATCTATAGCGATAGTCACAGTTATATATTTTAGATAAGGCATTTAATTGAATTTTTCTTTTTGACTATCCATAAGCAATTTTTCTAATTCATCAGGTGTATATTTAGAAAAAGTATTATTTACATTATGAGCTCTATTTTTAGGAATAAATATGCTTTCGTTAACATCAGATCTACTATAAAAATTCTTATCATCATTATAAATTTTTTCTAACAAAGAAAAATATTCTCCTTTTTCTTTTAAAAATATATCTATTGCTTTTTCTAACCTAGAGGAATTAAATTTTTTACATTTATTTTCCTTGTTTTTTGAATTGATAATTAAATGAGTTCTTTCTTCTATTAGTTTTATATTTATATGCTTTTCTTTATCTTCACTACAGCTAAAATCTTTTGATTTTTGCTTATTATGTGTAGTAGAAGAATAAGTATTAATAGTAGAAGAATCTATAGTACATTTTTGTACCACGGTGTCCGTAGTACATTTTTGTACCACGGTGTCCGTAGTACATTTTTGTACCACGGTTATATCATCACTTATTAGCATCTTAAAAACTACTGGATTTATATGCACATATATTTCACTTTTTACTCTACCTTTATCATCTCTCTCAGTAGATTTATTTCTAAGTAGTACTTTAGAAAGGCTTCCGCTAAGCATTCTTTTAATTTTTTGCTTACATGCCTTTGTATACTTTTTATCTAGTTCGATTTTTTCAACGCTTGAAAGCTCATCATAATCTGAAATAGTATATTTAGGGTGTGTTGTAAATAGTATTGGCAGTTCTTGTATTAAGTAACTATAACTTATCCAATAACCCATATCATTTACTTGTTTTATATATTTCTTTTTCATATCAGCTGTATTTTTAAAATCTACAAACCATCTAAGTAAAACAAGATCTTCTGCATTAAGACCTAATGTAATTGCATTTTTCTGATTAAATCCTTCGATTGTGTATTTCATATATTATTTCCCCCTTATAATTAAAAAAACCTTGATACTTTTCATATCAAGGCTTAAAGGACAAATTTAAATACACAAATTTAATCTATATAGTTGAAATACTAACATAATTATGCTAATATTATTACATAAATTAATAAGTATATAAAATAAGTCTACTAAAAACTACTTGATATCTGGTTCATATCATTTAGTGCTTTAACTTCGAGTTTGCGCTCTTAGTTAAGCAGTAGGCTTTTTTTATGTTTAATTTTAATTCAATAATAAAACTAAATGTAAAAAATGTCAAATAAAAAATGAGGTTATGTGTGCAAACTAATACGGTAAGTTATATAATTAAAAATTTTATACAATAAAAAGTAACACTAATAGTTTATATAAACTAGATCTAGTGTTACTTTTTTAAATACAGATATATATTTTTTATATTAGTTCTACCTAATAGGTAGTCAGAGCTTACACCAAAATAGTCAGCAGTTTTATTTATTATATCTTCAGTAGCTGCAGTCTCACCATTTTCTAATCTAGATAACGCTCTTTGGGTTATATTAAATACTTTAGCTAATTCAACTTGAGTAAGTTTATGTTTTTTTCGTAGCTCTTTTAATCTTTTATTAAACATTATACACCTACTAAAATATATTTTTATAATTAATATTTTAGTATATTTTTACCATATATTGTAATCTATTGACCTTCGAGACGAAAAACGTCTAAAATGATTAGAGGGTTGCAAGATAAATAGTAAAAAGGTAATATAAAATAGAATAGATGTTCTATTGTGTAGAATATATCTACATAGTTACAGGGAGGAATAATTAATGAATTTAAGTACCGAATATTTTTTACTGCTAATGAGCAAATTAAAAAAAAAGGATTATAAAAATTACAAAAAAATAGTAAATAAGATACTTAAAGATAAAAAAAGAGAAGATTGATTACCAATCTTCTCTTTTTTATTTTGTTAATAGCCTCAAAGTATCCATTATATTTTTTTTCATTGAATCATCAAGTTTTTCATATAAACAAGCAAGTTCACGTAACTCTGGATCATCTATATCTAACTCATCAATAATATCAATAAACATATCTCCTTCACCAGCGATAAGCCATGATTCATTAACTCTATATACTTTAGAAATATCCTTGATAACTCGATTTGGAATATTTCTTGCTCCATTTTCATAAGAGGCTATTTGACTTTGACTTATATTGATTTTTTCGCCGAACTCTTTTTGAGATAAGTTCTTTAATTTTCTTAATTCTCTTAATCTATAATTCATTATAGCAACCTCATTTCATCAAAAATTATTAAAATATTATATATTTTATATTCTATTTTGATTTTATTTAAGTTAAGTATAATATAAAAAAAATCGCAATGCAATTAAAAATAGTAAAAAACTCTTGCTATATTCTAAAATTCGACAAATAAATACATAGCCTATAAATAAAAAATATTGAAATGCGATAAAAAACTATTGCAAAAAATTGGCAGGTATAATACTATTATATTGTAATAAAAAAATATTACAAGGCGATAAATGGAGGGAATATGACGAATAAAGAAAGAAAAGAAGATATAAAAAGGTTTGTAGAACTTGCAAAAATTCTTAGAGAAAAAGATCCAGTTAAATTTAATAGAATTTACGGAAAGATAGAAGGACTTACAGAAAAGATGGAAAAAGGAGAATAGTAAATAAGAATGTCAAATAAGAAGTATTATTGGCTAAAGTTAAAAGAAGACTTCTTTGAAGAAGATGCAATAGCATGGCTTGAAGAACAAGAAAAAGGAAAAGATTATTGCTTATTTTACTTAAAGCTATGTCTAAAATCTTTAAAATCAAATGGGTTATTAATAAGAAATGTTGGAAGTATGCTAGTTCCATATGATGCAAAGACTTTAGCAAAAATTACGAACACAGATATGGACACTGTAAGAGTTGCAATGGATATTTTAACTAAAATAGGATTAATTCAAATTTTAGAAAATGGAGAAATATTTATAACTCAATTACAAAATATGGTAGGATCAGAAACAAAATGGGCCGAAAAGAAAAGGTTACAAAGACAAAAAAAGGACAATGTCCCTAGGTTGTCTGGACAATGTCCGATAGAGAAAGAGATAGAGAAAGAGATAGAGAAAGAGATAGAACAAGATACAGATAAAGATAATGTTGTTGTAAATTGTTTTAAATATGCTCAAAAAGTAGGAGTACTTTTAACTCCTTATCACTATCAAGAATTAGTATCTTATATTGAAGATGGTGTAGATGATAATCTGATTATAAGAGCTATTGATATAGCAGTTGGAAGTGGAAATAGAAATTTTAATTACATAAAAGGAATAATCAATAATTGGTTAAGCAGTAATATAAAAACTCTTTTAGAAGCAGAAGATCATAAAAGAAAGTTTAAAAAAAGTAAATCTATAGGAGAGAAAGATGGAAAGTATCAAGACTATGCAAAACACTTGGATTCAAAAGTTGAGGGAGGATTATCAACAGAAGAAACAATCAGGGCAGCTGCAGAACTTGGAATCGAATTATAAATGCAATAAGTGCAATGATAAAGGGTACACAATTATAAATGAAGATGGAACCGAAGCAGTTAAATTTTGTGAATGTAGAGAAATTACTTTAGCAAAAGAAAGATTAGAAAAAAGTGGAATAGCTGATAGGGTTAAAACTAATACATTTAAAACTTATAAAGTAGATAATGATGCAAGAAATAGCGCAAGAAATATTTGCATAAAGTATATCACTGATTTTAATAAAGAAAAGTCTCTACTACTCCAGGGGCAAGTTGGAAGTGGGAAGACACATTTAGCAATAGCAACTTGTAATAAACTTTTAGAAAAGTATTCAGTTAAGTATATGAGCTATACCAAAGATATAAATGAACTTAAGTTTAACATGACTGATACTGATTTTTATAATAAGAAAATTAGTGAGTATAGAAATACAACAGTACTGTTTATAGATGACTTATTCAAAGGTTTTGAAAAAGGAGATTACTCAAGGGCTAGAGCTGAATTAAGAATAATATACGATATTGTGAATTTTAGATACGATAATAAAAAATCAATGATTATAACAACAGAATTAAGCGTAAATCAGTTATTAGATTTAGATGAAGCATTAGCAAGCAGAATAATTGAGATGTCGAGAGGATATAGACATGAATTTAAAGGCAGAGAACTTAACTATAGAATATTTGGATAGATTGACGATTTTAGAAAAGGCTGAGATGGTAAAGAATCGCTCAGAGGATATCTTAAATAGCAATAAAAGTATAAATAAATTAGATGCATTCAATAAAGCATCAGAAATGTTGAGGGGAGAACATGGAGAAGTTAAGAAAAGAACTTGAAAAAGCTTTTGAGAAAGAGGGGTTAACTCAAAATACATTAAAAATGAGTATGGAGTTAGATATATACATAGCGAAAGAGCAAAGGAGAAGATTAAATGAACAATATATCAATTGTAGGTAGATTAACAAAACAACCGGAACTTAGATACATACCAGGAACAGGAACTGCAGTAGCAAGTTTTACTGTTGCTGTTGATCGAGATTATATAAAGAATGATGGTTCAAGAGAAACAGATTTTATACCAGTTGAAATTATGGGGAAAAAAGCTGAGGCATGCGCTCAGCACTTAGTAAAGGGGAGCTTAGTATCTCTTAGTGGATCATTAAGAGTAGATAATTATACAAAAGATAATAAGATTATGTCATTTACAAAAGTTGCTGCTAAAAATTGTACATTCTTAGATAACAGAAATAAAATTAATGAGAATAAGAAAGAGTTCGATGAAATAGATGATACAGACATTCCGTTTTTATAGTGAATATAAGTATCTGAAGAATAATAATATCTCCAGGAATTACCCAGTAGAGAAAAATAAATAAAGGAGTAGAAAAATGAGTTTTTTAGGATTTTACAGTGAAAAAGAAGTAGAAGAAATTAAAAATAAACTTAATAAAGATTATAAAACATTAAGAGCGTGTAAAGAGGTTGAGATTAATAGCTTAAATTTAGAAAAAGAAAATTTACTAGCAGAGATAGAAGAAATAAACGAAGAGCATAGCAAGATCATTGAAGATTTAGAAAAACAAGTCAAAGAACTAAAAAAACAAGTATTTATTTTGAAAAATTTATTACATTGTGATGCAGATAAAGAAATAAATAGATTAGAAAGAATAGCTAAAAGAACTAAAAAGATAAGAGTTAAAAAGAAATGTGAATCTAGTATTTTAGACTATAAAATGAGGAAGATGGCATATGGACAATAATCAAATTACAGGAGTAATTATATTTGTGATATTGATTATTTACACAGGGATTGTAAATTTTTTTAATAAAGAGGGGAAATAGATGGATAATTTAGTTAATTTATTCGAATGTTTAAAACTTAGATGTGGGTATTGTGGAATAGAAAAGTATGAGATATATATAGATTCAGTAGATGGGAACTATACATGCAAATGTGGGTCTCATACTTTTACACCTTTAAACTTAGATTTGGGAGAGTAATATGAAGTTAACAGAAAATTTTATTACACAAGATAATCCTAATTTATCAAATTGGGGACATGCAAGAACAACATTAAAAGGTACATATAAAAGTGAATATTGCAATGAAGTTAAGAAATATAAATTAAGTAAAAAAGAACTTGAAGTATATTTAAAAGATATAGATAGAAAATAAATTCCTCGTAGAAAATAACTAAATATATTAATCAATACTAAGTATCTACTTAGTTGCACTAGGATTAATTTATGGGGATAAAAGGTAGGTTTAGTTTGGAGGGGTGAGTACGTTGTTATATTTGTATGATGCTAGATACAACTTAAAAACAGAAACAACGTTAGAGAAAATATCAAAATTATTAAAGAAAAAAGAAATTGATTTAAGTAGAGATATTAACACTTTAGAAAAAGTAAAGAAGTGGTATATCGTAGATGAAAGTGTAGATGTAAAGGAACTAAAAAAGTTATATGAGAAAGAAGTATTCAAAAATGAGGTATGGAAGGTTATAGAAGGTTCTGATGATAAATTCTTAGTTAGTAATTATGGAAGGTTTAAGCGAATATACAAGAACTCTCCAAATGGAAAGTTTATAATGCCTTATTATCAAACAAGAAAAGTTAATGTAAATAAAAATAAGCAGTTTATAAAAGTTAAATTTAAAGAAGTTTATAAGGAATACTCTGTTAGTAGGATAGTAGCTTATCACTTTGTAGAAATATTTTATGATGGATATGGATTTACTAGTGAAAGCAAGCCGATTAAATATAAGAATAAAAAGTTTGAGGACTTAGTTGTATATCATAAAAATGGATTAGTATATGACAACTATCATGCAAATTTAGAATTTTTAGATAGAGAAGATCTTGCGAAGAAAACTGCTCATAAGTCTAAAGGAGGAAGAATTATAGTAGCAATAGATGCAGAGACAGGGGATATAATAGATTACTTTAAGTCAACAAGGCATGTAGAAGCTAATTTACCAGTTAGTAAACAAGCTGTATCAGATAGTCTAAATAAAGTATGGAAAACTAATATAGTTGGTGGAAAATATATATTTGAATATGAACAATAATTTATCGGGCCATATTATTTGGTCCGATAGTAAAGAAAAGAGGAGTTTTAATTTATTAAAACGGAGCAATTAAAACTTTTAGGAAATATTATAGAGTTTCCTAAGAATCAAGAATTTAAAAATAAAGAGATACAAGATAAGTTTTATGTTGCAACAGAACTTCTAAGAAGCATCATAGAGAAAGATCATGAGTTTAATATAACAGTTACAAGGGATGCAGCGTTAGAGGTATTTGAGGAACAAGATGAAGAAATAAAAGATTTATTAGTTATAAGTACTAGCAAAGAATTTGAAAGAAAACTTAGATATAAAGATAAAAGTTATTTTTATGCAACAGGTGATGAATTTAAATAGAAGGTGGAGATTATGAAATTTACATTAAAAATAGTTTTTAAAAATGGATATGTTCATTCGAGTAAGCATATATGGGAAGATGTTAAAAATAAAAAAGAATTACATAATAAATTTTCTAGATTTATAACTTCAAATGAAAATGCGTTTTGTATGGAGGGGGGAAATAGTATTCATTACTTTATTAAAAGTGAGATTGCTTGTATTTCAATAAATATCGAGGAAGATGAAAAATAAATAAAAATATATAAGGATCATACTGTTGAAGCTAACAATATGATCCAGTGCAAAAAAAGTATTTAGGTGGTGGAGATTATGAAAATAGGACAAGAGATAATAGTAAAAAATGATTTTAAAATAAATACGATAGTTAGTGATAAGGTCAAAACTGTTAAAAAAGGTGATAAGGGATTCTTAGATAGTACAGGATTTTTACATCTAGTAAATGGTGCAGGAAGCGGGAAAATAGTCAAAATAGATGATATAAAAGTTAAAGGATATGACCACAAAAACATAGCAAAAATGATATATAAAAGACTTAATAACACATTTTTAATAGAGACGATTCTAGAAGATGATGGATATGAAGTTGAAGATATTTTAGATGAAATTGAAGATGTTCTAACAGATATACTATAGGAGGGTACTATGAGAAAAATTAAATTTAGAGCGTATAGCAAGTCGTTTAATATCATGTTTGATTATGATATGTTACAAATAGCTACAGCGGAAATGGTAGATATATGCAATGAAAAGTTAAAAGTAAAAGTTCCAGAATCAACGAATATACAAATGGGATTGTTTTTACCAACTGAAGATGAAGATTTAGTATTAATGCAATATACAGGATTAAAAGATAAGAACGGAAAAGAGATTTATGAAGGTGATATTTTAGATTACGGGACTTATGGTAAATTTGAAGTTCTTTATAATAAGGGTTCATTTAAGATTCGAAAACTTAAATTTGAAAATGGTAACGTACATTTCTTAGAGGAATGCTCTTTTGATGATATAAAGGTAATAGGAAATATATATGAGAATTCGGAGTTATTAGGTTAAAAGGGAGGCTTTCTATGGGTAAGAGGTATAAGTATTATTTCAAAGTATTAAATGATGAATTATTCGGTGGAGAAGGTTCAGAGGGTTATATGCATATAGCTGTTAATGATAAATACGATAACCCGGTTGAAATAGCAAAAAATAAATTCTATGTGACTAAGTATTCAAATGATGTTGAAATAATTGAAATATCAGAAGAAGAATATTTAGAAGCTACAGAAGAGTAGCAAACAAAACAATAATTTTAGTTTATAAGGGTAGAGTATTATAACTCTATTCTCATATGATAATAAAGGACCAGGAAAAGTTGCTAGAGTTAAAATGAATCAGATTAATGTTAGAAAATAGGTGGTGGAGATTATGAGAGAAATAAAGTTTAGAGGATATTCAAAAGAAAAACTAATAGGTTCTCAATGGATTACTAATGGGTATGGAGTATCAAAAATCAATTATACAGATGGAACGAGTTCAGTTCATTTATTAAGTCCATATGGAGACTATTTGGTTGAAGAAGATTCAATAGGTCAATACACAGGTCTTAAAGATAAGAACGGGAAAGAAATATGTGAAGGTGATATTATTAAATATTCACATAGTATCGTAGGAACAATAATCAGAGAAGTAAGAATTAAGTACGGAATGTGGGGAATAGAGGGTATGACCAAAGGAACTCAAATACCCTTTGCCAATCTTCTTGAAAATGAATATGAGGTTATAGGAAATAAATTTGAAAATCCAGAGTTATTAGGTTGAAAGATAGGGTTTAAGAGGAGAAGTTATGAATAAACAAGAAATAATAAGATTTATATATGATATTATAAAATGTAATGGCAAAAACCTAGATTGCATAGGCAAAGATTGCTATCTATGTATTTCTGAAAAAATAGCATACTATATTAAATATGAATAATTATTTTAAGAGGAGGAGATTATGAAAAAAGTATTTTTAGGTGGAACTTGTAATGGAAGTACTTGGAGAGAAGAATTAATAGAGTTATTAGAGATAGATTATTTTAATCCAGTTGTAGATGATTGGACAGAGGAGCGCATGAAAGAAGAAATAAGACAAAGAGAAACATGTGATTATTGCTTATATGTAATAACCCCTAGAATGACAGGAGTATATAGCATAGCAGAAGTAGTTGATGATAGTAATAAAAGGCCAGAAAGAACAGTATTTTGTGTCTTAAAAGAAGATGTAAACCCAGCATTGAATTATACGACAGCAATTGGAACATCAACACATATATACTTTAACAAAGGACAATTAAAGTCTTTGGAGCAAGTGGGTAAGATGGTGAGAAAAAATGGAGGAAAGTATTTTAGAACATTAGAAGATGTTGCAGAATACTTAAATGCGTAGAAAAGAGGAGTTTTTAGTGATGAAAAAAAGACCTTTAGATTATAGAAATGATATAAAAAAATGTAAAGAAAAATTATATGCACACATGGAAAATGATGATTATGTTAGTCCTCAAATGCTAGATGAAGCTTTAGCGGTAATTAATGCTCAAAATGGCTATATTAAGTGGTTAGAAAAAGAGCATGGGGATTGGCTGAATAATATTTAATTAGATTAGGTGGTGGAGATTAATGGTTCATAGACTGATAAGTTCGATTAAAGATAAAGACGGAAATAGACATGAAGTGATATCTACAAGAATGAAGTTTGAAAGTTATAAGCTTTTTCATAAAAGACATGACTTAAAAGTTCAATCAAAGAGATATAAATTGAGATGTTTAAGTAAATAAAAAACATATTTTAGGTAGTGTAGCACCTAACCAATACCAGCAGACTACACCTTGCACCATGACTGGTATTTAAACGAAAAAAGTAGATTTTATATGAATCCAATAGAAGTTATAGATAAATTAATAGAAAATAAAACAGACCTAATGGATGTATTTGGAGAAGATTACAAAGCCATGACTGAAACTATTCAAGAGATGTTTGAATTTAATGGATACAGATTAATAGTCGAACAATTAAAACAATAATTTTAATAAGGTGAAACAATATGGAAATAGTTAAAATTGGAGAAGTATACTCAGATAGCATAAGGGATCTATCTGTTTTACATAATTTTATTTTTATAAATTCAGAAATTCATGCTCAAGGAGATATGATACTACTTAGGTTAAGAGCAAAATATGAAAATAAGTTTAAGAAGACATTTAATAAATTTAACGTTTTAGAGGAAGAAGAGCTTAAAAAAGAGTTTACGGAAGAAATGGAACATGTATATAAAAAATATGAAGGCAGAATAAAAATAATTTAATGGTGGAATAACACATGAAAAAATATTTAAATTCTAATGAAATGCTAGATATATTATTTGTATATCACTTAGCAGATACAAGTGAGAAGATCGTTGAAAGCTGGACAAGTAGAAGTAATATGACCAAGAATGAGGCAAAGTATCTTAGAACCTCAATTACATACGCTCAAAAGTTTCTGACAGGAGTTAGGGATAGATTAGATAATAAAGAACAAGAAAAACTTTCCAAGAGAACTATTAAAGCATCAGAGAAGCCTATAATATTTGTAGATGAATGGATGAAACAAAGAGTTATGGGAACTTATGAAAAAGAATTAGAAATAGTTAAAATAGGAAGAAGTAAATTTAAAAAGGTGGCATTACTTGCAATGAAAGCAGTTTGTGAAGATTGTACCGACAGCTTTGCTACTTGTAGCCTATATGATATATTTGAAGATTGTTTAATGCCGCGAGCAGATAGGGAAAAGAACTGTCCATATTGTTTCTTATCTAAAGAAAAGGAAGAACAAAGGCAAGAAAATCTAAAAAGACTAGAAGAAGAAAAAAGGTTGAGAGCAGAACAAAAAAGCAAGAGAAAGCAGAGAAAGCAAAAAAATAGATATGATGAAGAAGATGAAATAATAGAATATAATTTTAAGACTAGAAGGTGATCTTATGAGTATTGAATTAGTTTATATAAAAAAAGTAGAAAAGGAACTTGAAAAACTAAAAAAAGATTTAAGTAAAGTTAGATCTTGGGAACTTGAAATAAAAGTACTAAAAGAAAAGTTAAACTCATATAAATCATCAGGATTTAGCCTAACATCAAGATCGAGTGATGTAGTTACATTAGATGATATATTAGCAAGAGATGAAACCAGACTTAACACTTTAGAAAGTAATTTAGATTATATTAATTATAGATTAAATAAATATAAGGCATCTTTAAATGTATTAAATGACAATGAATATGAAGTAATAAATAGACGATATTTATCTGTTGAGTGCAAGCGTAATTCTTATGAAAAGATTGCAAAAGATATGCACTACTCACACATGACAATTAAAAGATGGCATGACTCTGCTATAAAAAAAATAGCAGAATATCAGTACGGGAGCATTGAAATTGCATAAATGTTATGAAAGTGTTATGAAAATGTTAAAAAGTAGTTAAGCACTTGTTATAAAAACAGTGTTACTATTGTAGAGTAGAAAGATATAAAAGTTAGAACAAAAATTAATATTTCAACAACGTATTAGGCTATAGACATTATCGACAAAAATTAGCAAAATTAAAAAAGTCAAAGTGAATAAAAATACCATCTCAACTCCAGGGATGGTATTTTGCCGTTTAAGGAGAAGTTCTATGAAAGTATGGAAAGATGCAAGCGAAATTAGTATGATCCATGAATTAGAAGATAGACACTTAAGAGAGATTGACAAAGAAATGAGAAAGAAACCTAATTTTGATAAGAAGAAAGGAGGTTCAAAATGCTTTAAAAATGAAAAAAGTAAAAAGACCTTCAAGACCAATAAAAGATATAAAAAGGGTTTTTGATATCCAGGATTATTTAAGGTATAAAAGTGAAAGAAACTATATACTTTTTATATTAGGAATAACAACAGGGTATAGAGCTGGAGATTTAGTTGAATTAAAGGTTAGAGATGTAAAAGAAGCGTTGAGACGTGGGAAATTCGAAATTATGGAAGGTAAGAAGAAAAATAGCAAAAATATAAGAGAAAGAAATAGAAAGCCACGTTCAGCTGAAATATTACCAGAAGTTGAAAAAGAGTTAAAAAGATATATAAAAAATAAAAAAGATTATGAATACATGTTTCCTTCTAGGAAAGGCAAAAGTCATATTAAAGTAGATAGAGTAACAGCAGTATTAAAAGAAGCAGCAGAATATTTTGATATGGATGATATAACGGCACATAGCATGAGAAAAACATATGCATACACAGTATATATGGAAAATGGATGTGACATTATAGCAGTAAAGGAAATGTTAGGACATAGCTCTATAGAAGAAACAAAATTATATTTAGGATTAGATAACGATAAGTATCATCAATATAGTCAAGCATTAAGAAGACTAATTAGATGATATTTTTTTATTTTTTACATTTGAATGTCTTATAATTTGGTGATTATTTATTCAAGGTTACAAAATGAAGATATATATAAGAAGAAAAATTACAAAATGAATATGGTATTCCCTAAGAAAACCATTGATTCAAAAGGTACAAACACAGACGATAACTGGATTACAAATAATAATATTCGTATAAATATTAGGCTTTTTTAGTACAGTTTTAAAACACTAAATGAGGTGGAGTATGGCTCGAGAATTTAGTAGAAAGTTTTATAAAAGTAAAGCATGGAAACAATGCAGAGAATATATATTCAATAAGTATCATGGGCTATGTAACAAATGTGGAGAACCTGGAGAAGAAGTACATCATGTTACATGGTTAAGTCCTAAGAACATAGATAATCCAGAGATAACATTAGGAGAAGATAATCTAGTATTACTTTGTAGAAACTGTCATGTAGCGATACATAGGAAAGTAAACGCAACAAAAGATGAATATACATTCAATGAGAATGGGGAATTGGTTCCTATTGAGACCCCCCTATAATTTTTTTTATAAAGGCTCATAGGAGACCGTCGGAGTGGACCTATATTTTCCTCCACATGAAATTTTCAAAATTAGGGAGGGGTAAAATGAAAATCAAAAATGAACAATTATTACAGAAATTAGAAAAAGAAAAAAAGATTAAAACTGAAATAAATAGACTTAAAAAAATATATAAAGATTTTCCAAAAGAAAAGGTTAAGGTCCTAGAAGGGTTAATTCAAGAAGCAGCATTCATGAAAATATCACTTGAAGAAATGCGAGAAGATTTATTAACTAATGGTTTAACTGAAATATTTGAGCAGGGATCCCAAAGTTTTGATAGAGAAAGACCTCAAGTTAAAATATATACAACCTTTATGCAAAGATATTCTAGAGTAATGAAACAGCTTATAGATCTTTTACCAGAAGAAGAGAAAAAAGAAGAAGCAGATGAACTATTAGCCTTTTTATCAAAAGGGAAGATTAAAAAATGACAGGTACGTATATAGAAGAATACTATCAAAAAATTCTATCTGGTGAAATAGTTGCTTGCCAAAGAATAAGGCAAGTATATGCTAAATTAGTTGATGATATATATAATCCTAAAGGTGATTATATATTTGATTTAGAATTGAGCCTTAAGCCTATTGAGTTTATAGAAACATTTTGTAAACAAGCTCAAGGAGCTATGGGTACAACTTTAAAATTAGAATTATTTCAGAAGGCAAAATTTCAAGCGATATTTGGGTTTGTACATAAGGACACAGGGCTTAGAAAATATAAAGAAAGCTTAACTATAGAAGGTCGTAAGAATGGAAAGACTACAGAACTTGCTGCAGTAAATCTTTATATGCTTATAGGAGATGGAGAAGGAGCAGCAGAAAATTATTGTGTTGCTACTAAACTAGAACAGGCTCAAAAGTGTTTCATGGAGATTCATAACATGGTGAAACAGTCTCCTTTACTTAGTAAGCATATAAGAAAAAGAAAATCTGACTTATTCTTTAATCCAACTTTATCATTTATAAAAGCATTAGCATCTAATTCTAATGGTCTTGATGGACTTAATGGACACATGATAACTATAGATGAGTTGGCAGCTATTAAGAATAGAGATTTATATGACCTAATGAAACAGTCAATGACTGCAAGGAGACAACCTTTATTATTTTGTATAACTACAAATGGATTTGTTAGAGAATCTATATTTGATGCTCAGTATGATTATGCTTGTAAAGTTTTAGATGGATATACAAGCAATGATCCAGATAAAGTAGTTGATGAGACTTTTTTACCATTTATCTATGAGTTAGATGATAAAGATGAATGGGATAAAGAGGAGCGTTGGATAAAAGCTAATCCTGGATTAGGAACAATAAAGAATATACAAGATTTAAGAGATTTTGTTAATAAGGCTAAAAATGATCCATCATTTAAGGCTACAGTTATGGTTAAAGATTTTAACATGAAGGAAAACTCATCTAGTGCATGGCTTAGATGGGATGAACTTAATAATGAAACTAAGTTTAATATAAAAGATATGGGATTCAGGTATGGAATAGGATGTTTTGACTTGGCAGAAACTACAGACTTAGCAAGTGCAAAAGTTTTATGCATGAGACCTAATGATGAAAACATCTATGCAATGTCAATGTACTTTATTCCAGAAGGAAAACTTAATAATTTGGAAGATAATAAGGAAGCTGACGGAGTTCCTTATAAGTTATGGGAAAAGCAAGGATTATTAAGAGTATGTCCTGGTAATAAGGTTAATAAATTTCATATGTTAGAGTGGTTTAAAGAAATTAGAGATGAATATGATATTTATATTCCTTGGATAGGATATGATCCTTGGCATGTTGATGATAGTTTATTACAGGCATATGAAAATGAATTTGGGAAAGAAGCAATGATTAAAGTTAGACAAGGAGTTCTTACTTTATCATCTCCTATGAAAGAGCTAAGAGCGGATTTAATGGCTCATAGAGTTATATACAATAATAATCCTATAGATAAATGGTGTTTATCTAATACAGAGATAAAAACTGATATAAACGGGAACATTCAACCTATAAAAGGTGTTGATAGTAGAAAACGTATAGATGGAGCTGTCAGTTTAATTATAGGTTATGTTGTATTAAAAGATAAGATGTCGGAGTATCTAGCTATAATTTAGATAGGAGGTGAGAAAAATGGGGATACTAAGTAAGTTTTTCAATAAAAGTCCTTCATTAACTAGATATGAAATGATAACAGATAAAGGAAATGGATTTTATGCTTGGAATGGTAAATTATATCAATCTGATATAGTGCGTTCTTGCATAAGACCGAAAGCTAAAGCTATAGGTAAGCTAGTTCCTAGTCATATAAGGAATTCTGCAGAAGGATTTGCAGTCAATCCAGAACCGTATATTAGATTTTTACTAGAAGATCCTAACCCGTATATGACAGGACAAGTGCTATTTGAAAAAATAACAAATCAACTAGAATTAAATAATAATGCCTTTATATATATACATAGAGATGAAAATAATTATCCTATGGAATTGTATCCTATAATAGCTGATAGTATAGAAGCCTTATATGATAAAGATGGTTTTTTATACCTAAGATTTAATATGAAAAATGGCAAGATAGTTAGTTATCCTTATGAGGATATAATACATATTAGAAAAGATTTCAATGAAAATGACATATTTGGAGATAGTCCAACAAAAGCCCTTACTTCATTGATGGAAATAGTAAATACAACAGACCAAGGTATTGTAAAAGCTGTTAGAAATGGCGGTATAATACGTTGGTTACTTAAATTTAATCAAACTCTTAGACCAGAAGATATGGAAGAGCAGACTAAAAAGTTTACTGATACATTCTTAAATATTGAGAATAGTGGAGGAGCCGCTGCTACAGATTCCAAGTTTGATGCTAAACAAGTAGATCCAAAAGACTATGTACCTAATGCAACTCAAACTGAAAAAACTGTACAACGTATTTATTCATTTTTTAATACAAATGAAAAAATAGTACAAAGTAAATATACTGAAGATGAATGGATTTCATATTTTGAAGCTGAAATAGAACCGTTAGCTATGCAGTTAAGTAATGAATTTACTAGAAAAATATTTACTAGAAGAGAAAGAGGATTTGGTAACAAAATTGTATTCGAAGCGTCTAATTTACAATATGCTAGTATGTCTACTAAATTAAATTTGGTTCAAATGGTAGATAGAGGTTCATTAACACCGAATGAATGGAGAGGAGCTCTTAATTTGCCTCCAATTGAAGGTGGAGATATAGCAATAAGAAGATTAGATACGGCAGTTGTGAAAGGGGGTGAGTAATATTGATATTTGTTGATGTAAAAGGTGAAGTAGTCGCAAGTGGTAATGAATGGCTTTACTCTTGGTATGGAATACAGGCAGTATCGCCTAAAATGGTACAAAATACACTAAGTAGAGCAAATGGTCAGCCTATAACTGTTAGAATCAACAGTGGTGGTGGAGATGTATTTGCTGGATGCGATATCTATAACATGCTTAAAACCTATCAAGGTGATGTAACAATTGAAATTCATGGACTATGTGCAAGTATAGCAAGTGTTATAGCTATGGCAGGTAAATGTAAAATGTCTCCTCTTGCAGAAATTATGGTACATAATGTTTCAACACAAGCTAGTGGAGATTATAGAGATATGGAGCATACTGTAGAAGTATTGAAAAAGGCAAATAAGACAATTGCAAATGCTTATATAATGAAAGCTGGACTAAATGAAAAAGAAATTAAGCAAATGATGGATAAAGAAACGTGGCTTACAGCAGAAGAGGCACTAGAGTTAGGACTTATTGATGAAATAATGTTTACCAATGAAAAAGTAGATAAATCAATGGTAGATTTATTAAAAAATAGTGCAGTAAGCATGTGTAATTCAATAGGTAAGATAGATAATAATCTACTTCAAAGATTTAGAAACTTTAATCCAATAATCAATCAACCTAAAGAAAATAAGGTTGATATTTTTATGCAAAAAAAACTAGAAGCACAATTAAAATTATTAAAATTAAAAGGAGAAATATAAATATGAATAAAGAACAATATTTACAACTAAGAAATGGGTTATACAATGAAGCAGAATCATTTATAAATGAAGGGAAAATAGAAGAAGCTAATGCTAAAATGACAGAAATAAAAGATTTAGACAATAAGTATGAACAAGAAGCTAAAGCAGCAGCTAATTTAAATGCATTAAAAGATAATTCTAAAATAACAAATATAGCTAATAATTCTAGAAATGTAGCTGGAGCAGTAGTTTTAGATACTACTAATAATACAACTACAGAGGATTTAACTAATACAGTAGAGTACAGAAAAGCATTTATGAATTATGTATCAAGAGGTATATCTATGCCTAAAGAATTTGTAAATTCAAATGAAAGTACTAAGACTACTGATGCATCAGTAATGATACCTACAACTGTATTAGAAAAAATAATAGAAAAAATAGAAGCTACAGGTATGATATTACCTTTAGTAACTAGAACATCTATAAAAGGTGGAGTAACAGTTCCAACATCTACAGTTAAACCAGTTGCATCATGGGTATCAGAAGGAGCGACAAGTAACAAACAAAAGAAAGCAGTACAAGGAACTATAACTTTTGCTTATTATAAATTAAGATGCGCAGTATCTATGTCTTTAGAAATGGATACTATAGCATTACCTGTATTTGAAAAAACTCTTATAAATAATGTCGTTGAAGCTATGACAAAAGCTATAGAACAATCTGTAATATCTGGAACTGGCGTAGGTCAACCTAAAGGGATATTAACTGAAACTCCAGTTGAAGGACAATCTATAGATATAGCTAAGGCTGAGGGATTAGAATATGACACTTTAATAGAAGCAGAAGCAGCATTACCATTAGCGTATGAAAGTGGAGCACTATGGTTCATGACTAAAAAAACATTCATGAAATTCCAAGCTATAAAAGACTCTACAGGACAACCTATAGCTAGAGTTAATTATGGAATAAATGGAGCGCCGGAAAGAACTTTATTAGGAAGAAAAGCAATATTAAATGACTATATGGAAAGCTATGTAGAGTCTCCAGAATCAGATAATAAATTTGCTTTCTTATTCAATCCAAAAGATTATGTATTAAATACAAATTTAAATATGACTATGAAAAGATATGAAGATGATAATACTGATGACCAAATAACTAAAGCAATAATGTTAGTAGATGGTAAGGTGTTAGATAAAAATTCATTAGTAATATTAACTCATAAATCAGTTTAAAGTAGGTGATTCTAATGTTAGAATCAATAAAATTGGCACTACGAATAAAAAGTAGTGCCTTTGATGAAGAAATAGATGATTTAATATCAGAAGCTAAGTTAGATTTAAAAATATCAGGTGTAGTTAAAATAGATGAGTATGATCCTTTGATATCAAGAGCAATTAAAACATATTGCAAAGCTAATTTCGGATTAGATAATAAAGATAGTGATAGATATCAAGAATCTTATGAATCGTTAAAACAACATTTAAGTTTGTGTGGTGAATATAATGAGTAGTTTTGATGATGTATTAGAATTAATAAAGATTACATATTCACAAAATGAAATAGGTGATAATGTTGAATCTAAAGAATATAAAGAGATATTTGGTAAGAGAAAAAGCATTAAACAGAGTGAATTTTATCAAGCACAAGCTAGTGGATTTAAACCTGAATTTAAGTTTGAAATAAATTCATTTGAATATGAAGATGAGACACAAGCAAGGTATAATAACAAAGAATATAAGATAATTAGAACTTATGAAGTAAGTGTAGATAAGTTAGAAATTATATTAGAAGGTGCTGTAAATGGCTAAGACTAGGTCAGAGCAAAAATCATATATTTCAAAAGTTGATAAGGCTAAAAAGAAAATACAGGAAAAACCTGAACGTGTATATAACTTCATTGGACAATTTTTAGCTAGTGAAGTAAGAAGAAAAGCACGTAGGAGAAGTGGTAAGTTAAGAAGAAGTATACAATATTGGGCAAGGAAAAGAGAAAAGGACTTACTAATTGGTAGTAAGTCCTTTTACGCACCTGCATGGGAACTTGGTAATAGTCAAATGAGAGCAGAGCCTTTTTTGATGCCTACAGTTCTTGAAAATGTTGATACAATTACTACTTTAACAAAACAAGTATATAGTGAGCTGAATAGTGATGAATAAATTACTTGAATTAATATTGAAAACTTTAAAAACTAAGCATTCAAGAGTGTATCATGAAAATGCACCTAAAAATGTAGAATATCCATATATCGTATTTAATATAAACGATGGATTAAAGAGCCATAGAGATGATTTAATATTAATAATCGATATATGGGATAGAAATGACTCATCAATGCGTATAGAGGATTTAACAGATAATATTGATAAGTTATTAGATGAAGCAAATTTACCTAATGAATTTGTATTACCGACATTTTATAGGCAACAAAGATTAAAGATTGAAGATGAAGATAAATCATTAAAGCGAAGACAACTTCGATTTAATGTACAGACATATTTTAAAAAGTAGGAGGTAACTATGATAATTTTAGGACATGGAGTATTCTCTATTGGTGAAAAAGATATAGCTGTTACTAGAGGTGGTGGTCAATTTGTAGTTGAAAGAGAATATAGAGATATAGAAGCAGATGGTGATAGAGGTACTGTAAAAGGTCGAACTATAATAGACAAATCTGTACCTAAGCTTACAATAAATGCTCTTAGCATGTTACCAGAAGATTTTACGAGTTATTATCCTGGTATGAAATCAACAACAGATACTAATACAACGGTAACTGGTAAAACAGATATATCAACAGAGGATTATAAAACTGTAAAATGGACTGGAAAAACTAAGGCAGGAAAAGGAGTTATTATAACCCTTAAAAATGCAATAAACCTTGAAAATCTTGACTGGACTTTACAAGATAAAGATGAGGTTATACAAGCATTAACATATGTAGGAACATATGATGAAGGAGAATCAGAAACTGAACCTTGGGAAGTTGAATTTATAAAATAATTTATAAAAATAGCACTATTAATTTGGTGCTATTTTTTTATTTAAAAATTGACTTAAATAAATCATTTTTGAGGTACTTAGAAAAATAAAGAAAGGTATTTATACCTTTAAATTCGGAGGGAAGATATGAAATTAAGAAAGTTAAACGGAAATGACATATTTAAAATGTCTAGAATACTAAAAAAAATTGATTTTACAGTAGATATGAGTGGAGTTACTGTTGGTTCAAAAGATACTGAATCTATGCAAATAAATCTAGGTATAAACATGTTTAAAAATGTACTTGAAAATTTACATTTAGCTCAAGATGAAGTTAATGATTTCTTAGGTGATTTATATGGATGTTCTGGAGAAGAATTCGGTAATAAAGAGTTAGATGAAGTTGCAGAGGTAATAGTTGAATTTAAAAATATGGTTAAAGGTAGCAATTTTTTTACGCTTGTAAGCAAATTGATGTAGATGATTGCCTAGATCTCCTATTAAGTAGATATTCAAATATTGATTATATTCTTAATATGGAGTGGGAAAATGCGATAAGGCTTATTAATAAAGCATATGAAAAAGAATTTGATAACAAGGCTTTTAGTATGTGGCTTACTTTATATCCTAATATGGATAAAAATACATTTGTAAGCTTTAGTGATTATAAGAGTAAACTTATAATTCCGACTACAAATACACTTTCTAGTATGGATGACATATTAAGAGATGTTGCTGAAATAAGGCAAAAGAAAGCTAGAAAGGAGGTCTAATATATGGAGATTTTCAAACTGTTTGGGAGCATCGTTATTAAAGATGAAGAAGCTTTAAAGAAACTTGATTCCATTGATAAAAAAGGTAGTGGAGTTGGAAAAACCTTTGATAAAATGAGACAAGCAGGTGAAAAGATAACTAGTGTAGGGAAATCACTTACAGTAGGAATAACCTTACCATTAGCAGGCATAGCAGCTGCAAGCGCAAAGACTGCAATGGATTTTGATGCAGGTATGAGGGAAGTATCTGCTATATCTGGTGCAACTGGAACTGATTTAGAGAAACTTAGTAAATTAGCTAAAGAAATGGGAGCTAGTACTAAGTTTAGTGCTACTGAAAGTGCAGAAGCATTAAAATATATGGGTATGGCAGGATGGAAAACGCAAGATATGATGGATGGTTTACCTGGTATTCTTAGTCTTGCAGCTGCAGGTGGAACTGACTTAGCAACAACTAGTGATATAGTTACAGATGGATTAACTGGTTTGGGATTGTCTGCAAAAGATACCCAAGGATTCGTAGACATAATGGCTGCAACCTGTTCTAATGCAAATACTAGTATAGAGTTAATGGGTGAAACCCTTAAATATGCAGGACCAGTAGCAGGAACATTAGGTATAGAAATGGAAGACTTATCTTTAGCGATCGGCCTTATGGGAAATGCTGGAATAAAAGGTAGTGCTGCAGGTACTGCATTAAGAGGAGGTTTAACAAATCTTGTAAAACCTACAGATTCTATGACTGCTGCTATGGAAAAATATGGTGTTGAGTTAGTAAAAAATGATGATGGATCTGTAAGTCTTATGGGAACAATGATGAATCTTAGAGATAAGATTGGATCTTTAGATGAAACAACACAAGCTAATGCGCTTGCTACTATATTTGGTAAAGAGGCTATGTCAGGATGGGCTTCTATTGTAAATGCGAGTAAAGAAGATTTCGATAAATTAGCATTTGCAATAGGCGATTCATCAGGGAAAGCGAATGAAATGGCGGATACTATGATGGGAGGAGCTAAAGGAGCACTAACAGAAATGAAATCTGCCCTAGAAGGGGTAGCTATAACTATTGGAGAAAGAATGTTACCTCATATAGAAAGGGCCGCTGATTTTGTATCTAAACTATGTACAGGATTCCAAAATCTTAGTCCAGAAACGCAAAACGTCATATTAGTTATAGGTGGACTTTTGGCCGCACTTGGTCCAGTTTTAGTTATATTAGGTATACTTGTTTCATTTGTAGGAAATGTAGGACTTGCATTTACAACATTTTCTCCAATTATCTCAAATGCAGGTGGAGTTGTAGCTTTTCTTAGTGGAGGAATAAGCGGACTAATAGGGACAATGGTAAGCTTACTAGCACCAATATTGGCTGTAGTAGGAGTTGTTGGTGTATTCGTAGCAGCTATAGTAAAGGCTTATAATGAAAATGAAAGTTTTAGAAATAAGGTAAATGAAGTATTTTCACAAATACAATCAATAATATCTAATGTTATGTCAATAGTGAAGGATGTAATATCTATGGCATGGGGAGTAATAAAGGTTGTATGGAATAATGGATTAAGTCAAATATTAGGTTTAGCAGCTAGTATTCTTACATCTATAGTTGGTTTCTTTACGTCTAAGTTAAATACTGCTACTAGCATTGTTAAAACGGCGATATCACTTATTAAGGCAGTTTTTAGTGGTGATTTTCAAGGCGCAGTTAATATAGTAAATACTGTTCTTCAAAAGATAGTTAATGGATTTAATGAAAAAATGGAAAGTGCTAAAAATAAAGTCAATAATGCGATTCAAAAAATTAAATCATTTTTTAATTTTAGTTGGTCCTTACCTAAGTTAAAATTACCTCATATAAATATTAGTGGTAAATTTAGTTTAAATCCTCCATCAGTACCAAAGTTCGGTATAGAATGGTACAAAAATGGAGGGATAATGATGAATCCTACAATGTTTGGGTTCAATCCTATGAGTGGGAAAGCTATGGTAGGTGGAGAAGCAGGTCCAGAGGCTATATTACCATTAAGTAAATTACCAGGTATATTAAGAGAAGCTGGTATTGGTGGAGGAATAAATCTTAATATAGAAAATTTTATAAATAACAGAGAGCAAGATATAGAAAATTTAGCAGAAGAGCTTGCATTCTATTTGCAACGAAAAGGAGCATTTTAGGAGGTGGTTAGATGAAAGAATTTACTTTCAATGGAGTAAGTAGCAGAAATTTTAATTTAAAGGTGAAAAAATCTAATCATCTTTCAAAAGCTAAAAAAAGAATTGAGTTAATAGAAATCCCTGGTAGAACTGGGGATTTAATTGTTTCTGATGGAAGTAGAGAAAATTTAAATTTAGAAATAGTAGTTTATTTAGATGCTAGGGATTTAAATACTAAAGAATATTCAGATAGGATTGACGAATGGCTAAATGGCCATGAAGGATATAAACCTATTGTATTTGATGATGGAACTAAATTAGACGCAGTATTTATAGGACAGATAGATTTTGAAAATATAGTTAAAAACTTTGAAGAAGTAGTATTGTTATTTAGTGCTAAACCAAGTGAGGTGATTAAATGATACCTAAGCTACATGATAAGACAGGAACAGTTATAGGAGAATTAACAGATTGTTTAAAAGGTATAACAATAGAAGAACGAAATGGTATGCTTGAAGCAGAGATAACATATCAATTATTTTCACCTCATTGGGATAAACTTATTAGAGGTAATATATTTACTGCAGATGTTAATGATAAAATTAAAAATCAACAATTTAGAATATATAAAGTAGGTAAGACAATAAAAGGTGTATTTAATGTTTATGCTAGACATATTTCTTATGATGCACAAAGGGATATGACAGAAGGATTAGATATACAAAATCAAAGTTGTGAGTATTGCTTAAATATGATATTTAGAAACTCACAGTTCTCTCAAAAGTTTAAAGGGCATTCAGATATAGTTAATGCTCAAAACTTTAAAATAGGACCTACAAAATTATTAAGTGCAATAGGTGGAGTACGAGGATCTATAATAGATACATTTGGAACTGGTGCTGAAATATTAAGAGATAATTATGATTTTTATGTATTAAATAAACGAGGACATGACAATGATGTAATTATAGAATACTCCAAAAATATGACTGGACTTGATTATACTGAAGATGAAGAAGGTTTAATAACTAGGATTAAAGCTATAGCTAAATATACAGCAGAAAGTGGAGAAGAAACTGAAATATTTACATATGTAGATAGTCCTAAGATATTAGATTATGAAACACCTTTTATAGAGACTATAGATTTTAGTGATAAATTTGAAGATGAAGAAATCCCAACGACTGAAAAATTAAAAATATTAGGAGAAAAATATTTTAAGAATAATAAATGTGACTTCGTAAAGTTTAATTACAAAATATCTTTTATACCTCTTAGTAAATGCGCAGGTTATGAAGATATACAAGATAAAATAGAACTATGTGATACAGTAGGAATTAAAGATTATAGATATAACTTAGATACTAAAGCTAAAGTAATAAAGACTACATATGATTTTTTAAGAGAGAGATATGATAGTATGGAGGTTGGAGAACCAAGGACTACCCTAGGTGATGTTGTAGGTGGAGGAAGCGAAGAATCTAAACCAGGACCGCCTGGTCCACAAGGACCTCCCGGGGCAGATGGGAATATTGGAGATTTCCCCAACAGTTTACCAAGTGTACCTGTTTTATCTAGTAAACTATATGGATTTTCTAGTATTGAGCTTAGTTGGACTTATGAAAATAAAGTCTATTACAATTATGAACTATATGCAAGTAAGATAAAGGACTTTACACCTAATGTATTTGACTTAATACATGCAGGACAAACAAGTTCTTTTTTATTTCAAGCAAAACCTAATGAAATCTGGTATTTCAGAGTATGTTGCGTGAATAGTCATGGAAATAGAACAGAATTTAGTTCTCAAGTTGTAGTTACTACTAAAAAAGTAGATGATTTAAGTAATTATGTAGATAATATGGCTATAAATGATGCTCTTATAGGCACTTTATCACTTGAGAGAGGTTGGATAGGTCAATTAAGAGGTAACTGGATAGATGCAAAGAACTTATCTGTAACAGATGGTAATGGTAAAAGAACTTTAGATATAGATAGTTTTGGGAATGTGAATATAACAGCTACTAACATAAAGATGATAGTAGATGGAGAAGAACAAGGAATAGTTGGTCAATCTCAATTTATACAAAATAATAAAGAATTTGAATTTAAAATAACAGAAAGCACTAGTCCGAACTTAGTGCCGAACAGTTCTTTTGAAAAAGAAGAAGTCTATACTAAAAACCATCCCTTTATATTAGATTGGACCAAAGGTGGAGATGGAACTTATCCTTCTACAATAGATGGTGGAAAAGCAATATTAATATATACCAATGGAGGAGATAGTTATTTTGTTAAAGATACAGCTATAAAAATAGACCCAAATTCAACATATACTATAAGTTTTTACTATTGCTGCACTCATGGTAGAAATGGAAGTAATTATATATTTATAAATGGAAACCCTGTACATATTCCAATAACATATATAGGCGATAGAGCTTGGCACAGATATGAATTTATTTTTAATACACCTGAGAATGTTGATGGAATAACTGCAATTAGACTTGGTATTGTAGCTCAAGAACGTTGTTGGATATTATTTGATAATGTTCAAATAGAAAAACGTAAGGGTGCATCAACATATAGGTATATGCAAAATGAAGTGTGCAACGGGAATGGATTTATTGATAGTGAAGGCATAGGATTTAAGCATGAAGATGGTAGCTATACTAAGATGCTAACTAACGGATTAATGCGATATGTAGGCAGCACTGGATATTCATATCATTATCTTACTTACATTGGTAAAACTCAAAAGTTAGATTTAAACCCTGTAACAATACAACTTCCTGATGATTTTAAGGGTAAGGATTTCAAAGTGAATCTATCTATAGAAGAAATAGCTAATCCGGAAGGGTGGATGGTACAATCATTTCAAGTATTAGTTCAAAATATAGATAATTCAAATGCTACATTTCAGATATATGGAGGTTCTCAATCACAGTTATATGATGGAACTCAAGGTACAATGAAGCCTACTACAATTTCATACACAGTAACTGCATAAGGAGTGATATTAAATGAAGTTAGAAGAATATAAAAATAAGATGACATTGTTTTATTCTAAAAGAACTGGAGAGATACAGACATTTTGTACAGGGATTCAAGATATGAATCTATTCGGTGATAATAAAGAAGATTATGATGTTATTTGGGATTTTATAGTAATAGATTATAATAATAAAATTCTTAATAATAAAGATATGTTTTGTGTCGATTTAAGCAGTAAAACATTAAGGTTAAAAGAATTTAAATTTTAAGAAGGTGACTCAATGGCTAAGCGAAATATTAAATTTAATTTAGACTTCTCTAATAAAGATATTCTCCCTAAGTTCAATATAAAGCAGTTTGATAATGCTTTAATTACTATCTCAACTTACTTAGAAGGGAATATATTCAATCCTACAGGTAATACTTGTAAGCTTTATGTAAGTATAGGTAAAGAAGTTTTCTTACAGGAAAGTAATATAAGTGTATTAGAAAATGCAATAAAAATAGATTTAGATAAGAATATAATTAGTGAAGGCGGAAAGGGACTTGGAGAATTAGAGTTATCAGATATTAATGGAATTCTAACAAGTGCTACTTTCTTATTTAATATTGATTCTAAAATAGGAGAAGGCTCAACAATACCTGGACAAGTAGAGGGGTTTATTGCAAAGCATGAAAGATTAATTAAAGAATTTAAAGAAGAATATAATAGTAGGCTTGAGATCATACAAACTGAACTTAACACTAATACGAATAGAATAGATCAAGTTGAAAGTAAAAATGAGGAACAAGATTCAAGGCTTCTTGATATTGAGGAGAAGAACAAAGTTCAAGATGTATATATACAAGGTTTATTTAATGAAAATAAAGATGGAAGGTTAACTATAGAGGGTGAAGGAAATTCTTTAAAGTTAGAGGGTAGTAAAGAAGGACTTGTTACCATCGATAAAGTAGTTGGAAATACTTTAGTTAATGAAGAAATGCAGTCTACCTTTGAAAACTGTAAAGTAACACAAGAAATGGTTGAAAGCGGTGAAGAAAGTGTAAAGAATTTAGGTAAGTATAAATGTGAAGTTGTGATAAATGGTAAGAATTTATTAGGGTTGCAAGATGTTACTCAAACATTAGATTTAACAGGTTCATTATCACCTCAAAGCGGTGTTAGTAAAGGTTCAATAATATACAAAAATGTTGATGTATCTAGTTTTAAAGGACAATACATTTTAAGTGGCGACTTTACTTTAGATAGTAATAAATATAATTTGAAAGTAATATGTCACAACATAGAAAATACAAAAAATACACATAATGATAGCTACAATTATTTGATTCAAAAAAACGGAGGTAAAGAATTTAACTTTAATACAACTATAGACTTAACTAATTATAAATATATAACTATAACAACAGGTAACATTGTACCATTGGAAAGTAAAATTTATACGGTTAAGGTAAATAAACTTCAAATAGAGGAAGGAACACAAGTAAGTTCACACGAACCTTATTATTACTCAACTAAAACAATATATCTAAATTCACCACTACACAAAAGTGATGAGATAGTTTACATTGATGGTGAGCTAAAACATTATCATAAGATGGGTAGATATTTATTATCACATAACAATGATATAAGAATGTATGATAATAATTTACCTAATTATAATAAATATGGTTTAGCAATGACAGGTTATAAGTTTAAACCAAATGGTGAAGGATGTTGTGATAAAATACCATATATTCAAAACAATTCTGATGATATATTTCATGTCAGACTGGATGGCACTAAACCTTATGGAGGTCTAACACTATGGTTGCCGAAACAATATGGTTCTACAGTTGATGAACTAAAAACATATATGAGGGATAATAACATTGAATATAATCTAATCCTAGAGTTAGCAGAACCTTATTATGAAACAATAGATACAGATAGGTTATTACTAGAAATACCCAATAATGCAACTGTAAGCGTTAAGAGTGTAGTTCCAGTTCAGTCTATGGCTGCTAGCTATACTAATGGAATACCTAACGTATATGGTTTACAAGAAACAAATCAAGTTCAAGATGATTTGATAAATATATCACTTTTAGCGACTGATGAAATGTATACGATGTTAGAACCTATATTAGAATCAATACCACAAGTAATTAATAACGAAAGGACGATGAGTAAAATGGTAGATATGTACGTAGCTATGGTTATAAGAGGACTTAAAACAATAGAGGATGTTCCTGCGAGATATAGAAAAGAAGTACAAGATATATTAAATAAATTAGAAAAGTAGAACTTGTTACAGGTGAGTAATTAAGTTCTTTTTTATTGTATATAAAGGAGATTGTTATGGCTGAAGACACTTCACAAGAAGTTAGAGAACGTCTAATTAGAATTGAAGTTCTCTTAGAGAATATAAATAAAAATCATGAATTGAAGAATGAAATTATAGAAGAAAAAATAAAAGTAGCAAATAATAGAATATCTGACTTAGAAAATAGTAATACATGGTTATGGAGAGCAATAGCAGGTGCTTTAATTAGTTCTGTTATTGCTCTTTTAATAAAATTTTAAAGGAAGGTAATTTATGAAAATAAACTGGAAAGTAAGATTTAAGAACCCTTTATTTGTAGCACAATTAGGAATGAGTGTATTAGTTCCTATATTAGCCTATGCAAACTTAACAGTACAAGATTTAACAACGTGGAAAGCACTTGGTGATTTATTGCTAGGTGCTTTTTCTAATCCATATGTATTAGGATTAGTTGTTATAAGTGTTTATAATGCAATTTTAGATCCTACAACAAAAGGTATAAATGATAGTTTAAATGTATTAAATAAGGAGGTAGAGTAATTATGAATTTTTTAATAATGGCAGGGCATTCAGATAATGGGTATCTAGGTAGTGGAGCAGTAGGAATTATAAATGAAAGTACAGAAACTAGAAGAGTTGGACCAGTAGTAGTTGATTATTTACATAAATTAGGTCAAAATGCTACATATTTAAAATTGGATAAGCCAACAACTTCTTCATACCTTAATGATCAAGTTAAATTAGCTAACTCAAAAGGTGAATTTGATTGCGTCGTACAAATACATTTTAACGCAGGAAGCAAAGATGCAAATGATGAACAAGCTGGAACAGAAACTTATTATCGAAGTGAAAATGGCAAAATATTTGCAGTAAGAGTCAATAATAAGTTAAATGAATTATTTAGAAAAAGAAGTACAGGGGCTAGAAATGATAAACCAAATCTATATTGGCTTAAGTATACTTCTTATCCTGCAATACTTATCGAAGTGTGCTTTGTAGATGATAAAGATGATGTTAGAGTATACCAAGAAAATTTTGATAAAATATGTAGGCTTATAGCAGAAGGTTTAGCAAATAAAACGATACAAGAGTTACCTGGTGATTTTAATCCAATAACATATTTAAAATTATATAAGGACGTGTTGCTTGAGTGTATGCATAAATCTACATTTAAGCCACTTGATCATTATAAAGAATTTGGTGCTAAAGAAGGAAGAGTATATAATAATGATATAGATTATTTATTCGCATATGAAGATGTATTGTTAGCAGTAAATAATAATTCAAGTCTATCTGCAGAAAAGCATTATTTAGATAACGGTAAAAATGAAGGTAGAAAATATAAATAGATACAATATACATACAAGGAAAAATAAAGGCTTTTTACTTTTATTTAAACGTATCTGATGAAAAATAAATATCAATGATATAATATAAAAAAGGGATTTAATCCTTCGAGAACTTATCGACCCAAACTTACATGAGGTGAATTGTAAGAGCTTTATTAGTGCTTAACTAACATAAAAAGGTAGCCATTCCCAACTTGGCTACCTTTTATTTTTATTGTTGATAATTACAAGTAATATGTTGATAACTTGCTAATTTATGTTAGTAACCCTGTTGATATCGTTATGTACTGGTAATGTCAGTTCTAAAATCATATATAATGTTTAAATTTCAATATCGACATAAAATAATAAATTTTATGTTATTTGTATTTTTATGTTTTTTTTAAAAAAATACAAATATGATATACAAATTAAAATTAAATATGCTATAATATATCATACCCTTTGTTTATCGCTAAAGAGTCTATAAGTAGGGTTTGTGACTCTACCTCTTAGAATCTTTCAAAAGATTGTAATCGTGAAAAAGCACTCTTTAATAGAGTGCTTTTTATTTTATTTATTTCTATAAAAAAAGTGTCCCCCGGGGACACTTTTTTAAATTTTAGATTGATTAGTATATAAATCTGTTTGTTCATTTAAGAATTTTAACTCTAATTTTAAATTATTAACTTCTTTCATATCATTTGTATTTTTATGTTTAAAAAAAATACAAATATGGTATACAAATTCAAGTTAAATATGCTATAATATTCCAAACCCTTTGTTATTGATAAAGAATCTATAAGTAGGGTTTGTGACTCTACCTCTTAGAATCTTTCAAAAGATTGTAATCGTGAAAAAGCACTCTTTAATAGAGTGCTTTTTATTATATCGAAATTTACTTTTCGATGTTTTCTTACCATTACTAACTCTTTTACAATCTAATCACAACCAAATTCTTTACAATCAATATTTTCCAATAATTCGCCTGTTGCAATAGCTTTTCTAAAAGTAGAGTCTTTTAGATTATATTTTTGAGTTACTTCTGCAAATAATAATACTTCAAATGAGCACATGTATTTTATATACTATCTTTTCCTAAAAAATATATAATTGGTAGCTTTATAATTTCTACAAAATATTCCATTTTTACATACTTAACGACCAATTACGTTAAAACCATTTACAAATTCAGCTTTTCATAATATCTTTTTAAAAGAAGTCTGGTAATTGCTACTAATAATTTTTAGGGGGAATCATTATAAAAACAAAAAAATAAAGGAGAATTTAGAATGAAATTTAGTAAAAAAATTTATTGCGGAGCTATAATAGGTAGCTTACTATTAGGGAACTTAAGTACACTAAATGCATATGCAGATGGCTATAAGGAGGTTAAAGTTGATAACTTGCAGGTATATACAGATAAAAACGAAGTCTTATCTAAAGAAACACCTATATCAAGCATTGAATACAAAGGTGATTCTCTAAATATAATTAATGCAAAAAGTAATGAGAATATAATTTTTCATAATGATGGAAAACCAATAGAGACAAACTTATTTGAAGATAAGCAGGGTAATGAGCTTTTCGCAGTATCACTAGATAATGAAAATGGACAAAATATATACACTTATCATATGGCTGATACAGATGAGGTAAACATAAACGATACAATATCTAAAATACAAAAAGAAGAATTCAATGTAAGAAATACAACAAGAGCTCTTACTGGAGATGGAATGTATTCAGAAGGTTTTAAATGGGATTTTTATGCTACAATCAATGGAGCGAAGCAACAACAGGGAAGTCTATCTACTTCAGTGCTTATGAAGAGGGATCGTGCTAGTTCAAATACACAATCAATTTGGTCTGTAGAAGAATCATCTCAGCTATTATCTCGTTCAAATAGAGAAATAAAAAATCATGTAGTTAGAATGGATGTAAATCAATCTACCCAAATATTACATGACTGGGGTCCAAGAGCTCAAACTAATGGAGATAAATTAAGTGTTAGTCTTGGAGGTTTATCAAATCCTAAAAGTTGGTCTTTTAGTATAAAAGGATTTGGATTTGTTGATCATTCAAGACAAGGAAGCAAATATGGCAGATGGGAATTTATTAATAAAGGAATATATCCATCTAGGGAGCTTAATGTAAAACCGGGTATAACTGTTACCAATAAAAAAGGTAATTTAATAGTTAAACTAAGCCAAACAGTACAATTCTCTAAAAGTAGCCATCAAACAGGTGTCATTACTATAACAGAACCAGATTTTAAGTAATTACAAAATATCTTATTAACCTATAATGATATAATCTTATTTTGTATATTTACAACGTTAATCAAAATTAAATAATCCAAGTTGTAAAGTGTGCACTTATATAAACTTAAATTATTTTAATTTTCAGATCATAAATTGTTTCATATGTTGTTGAAGAATTTTTAAGATACATTAGTCATCAATAAATAACTCAAAATATTAGAAATAATTGGTAAAATATCCTTGTATAGTTAATACTCGTTTTTAGGACTCTAAAATGAGTATTAACCATCTTTTACCTTTTACTAAAAGAAAAGGAGACATTTTTTATGAAAATAGATAAAATTCTTAAAGTAGTATCAATTATAATTGGATTTGTAGGAGTTATACTTGGACTTTATACATTTTCAATGGATTTAAGATGGATGCTAACATCAAAAAACTTTGAATTAATATTAAAGTATGTATTTATAATAAGTGGCTCTATTATAACTGCATTAATAATATATGGGTTTGGAGAAATGTTAGAGTTATTATATAAAATCAATGAAAATTTATCAAAGCAAATAGAAAAATAGATACGCTTGTGATTTATATTATTGAAAAAGTCATCAACTAAATCTGAATAAGATAAACCTCGTAGAGTTGTACCTATGAGGTTTATTTTTTTAACACTATTCAAGTTGGTTCTAAGGTTAAAATAATTGGTTCTAACTATGCAACAGGGCAAACTATACCAAATTGGGCAAAAAGTAAAATTTATACGATTAGTAAAATAGATGGAAATAAGGCTCTTATACAGGAAATTACTAGTTAGGTATATATTTCAGATTTGAAATTAGCATAAAACTAAGGGATTAATGAAAAAAATAAAGGGCTTAGAATCGATTCTATGAGGTCGATTTTAAGCCCTTTTTATATAAATTCAATTTAATATAAAATTTTTATTCACCCTTTAAAATTACTTTTAAAATATTACAATACAATATATACCCTAATAATGATCCTAATAAATTTAATAATAAATCATTGATATCAAATACTCTATATGGTGCTCTTATCCATAATAAACATATTATTAATTGTGATAATTCAATTAATAAGCTAGTTAAAAAGAATATTTTATTAAAATTTTTATATCTTTACATTTTTCAAATGATAAAGGAAGTAAAAATCCTAAAGGTATAAACATTACGATATTTCCAATTACTTGCTTTATAAAAGAAAATTTATCCATTTTGATAAAATCGTTGAATGGAATTAAATTTAAATAATAATTATTATATGAAGCTAGCTGAAGTGATTCAACACCAATTTTATCTAATGGTAATGGTAATATTGTAATATGGAAAACTATTACTCCGTAAAAATATAATAATGTAATATAAAATATTTTTTTAAAATTATATTTGGATTTTTTTAAATATATAAAAGAACACTATATAAAATTATCGAAATTAAAAATGTAAATAAACTTTTTTCTAACCACATATTATTGAGAAATTGTACCTGAAATAGTTCCAGGAACATTTCTTTGAGCCTTTCTTAATATTAAGTAATGCTTTCCACTTTTACTTGGTGTAAAACTTGTAATTATATCGATATAACTTTTATATGATTCGCTTGTAAAATAATGCTCTCTTACACTTCCTACTGTTGTTTTTCTTCTAACTTCAATATAAGCCTTCTCGGTAGCTCCTAAGTTTGTATTAGTTACTTTAGCAGTAGCTGAAATTTTAGTATATTTAGCATTTAAGTCATAATATTTTCCGTTAGCTCCACCATCTATAATATTTCCATTGCCCCAAGTTCATGAAAAATTTGCTGAATACGCTAAGCAAGTTCCTGATAATGTAAATATCATTATCAAGCTTGAAACCATAATTGCTTTGATTTTTTTCTTTTCATAATTATTTCCTCCTCAAAATTATTCTTAGTAATTTATTTAATTCCTTCAAATTATATTATTAATGACAAAATTTGCAAATAGTTTTAACATAACTGGTCGTTAAATGTGCAAAACTAGAATATTTTGTAAAAAAATATACGATTTAACGATTAAAACTTATGTAATATAAAAAAATAGAAATTATAAAATTCTAATAAAAATCTACCTATTCCAACAAATTCAATTCCATTTACATTTATATCTATGTCTTAAAGTTGTCGAAATATAAGTAGTTTTATCTAAAGTATTTACACAACAGTAAATTATGATATTATTAGACTTAAATAAGGAATATCTTAGGAGTATATATATGAAATTTTAAAAAATGAAACTAATGTTATCTGTAATGTGTTCAGTATTAATTGTAGGAGTTAACGTTAATAAGTCATATGCAGGTTATAATCGAAACATTGACAATTTAAGAGTTACTTTAAAGGTTAGGAGTTCACCTTCAATATATTCAACTCATATAACTACTTTAGATGCAGACAAAGATGTAGTAGCAGGTAGTGACTCAAGCTCTAAAAGATGGGTAACTGAAGGTGGTGTTAGTAGGCTTTGGTGTTCATATGCTTACCCACAATTATCAAATGGAAAGTATCTAAATAATACTCGAGGATGGATGTGTGTATCTGAGACAGGTATAAGTAATGGTAGTTATATTGAGTCAACAGGTGGAGCTGTTATAACTCCTTCTTCAGGTGGATACTTATACCAAAATAGTTCATTAACATCTAAATATCCTACCAAATATGCACGTGGAACAACATTTGGTCCTGGTCAATTTTATTTTCAACATAGTGCATCAAATTTAAATGCTTGGGAAGTTAGACCTGGTGGAGTACTTAAATACATGGATGGTTGGTTGACAAATGCTTTTAACAAATAATATTTACAATGTTATATGATAAGGAGAGGTTATGTTAATTAAGAGGAAAATAACAACGATAGCAGTAATAGGGTTAGTACTCATATCTAGTGGTGTTATAAGTAAAGCTAATTATGATGAAAATGAAATATCTAAAAATAGAGAAATTGTAAAAACTAGTTATGAAAATTTATTAACGGCAGATGGAATAGATCATGTTAGAATAACATATGCTAATGGGGAATATGTAGATATAGAGAGATACTGAAAGAATGTTAGATCAAACAGACCATTATCATGAAAATGGAGAATTAATGTCTCGAATATTAATATTGAATGAAGGATCAGAGGCAATATCAATCGGAAATGACAACGGTGTATATTCAGGCTTAAGACAAGAGCTAACACATGATATAATTAAAGAAAATAAGAAAATGCTAAAAATATCTATGGTAGAATCTTATTTTACCTCTGATATTGAATCTGGATTAGATATTAATTGGGAGTCATCATATACAGAGGATGATAATATTATTAAATATTCTAGCAAAAACCATAATATATATATAGATAAGAATGATAATAGAGTATTAAAGAGATAGATTCTATCTAATGGAGAATTGTATCAGACTATAGAATATGATTTTATTAATAGAAATTCAAGAAGTGGTCAAGAATTATTTAGAATAGATAGTCCATTGACATCAAAAATGAGAAATTCTATAGACCTTAGTAATATTGAAATAACAGATAGTAAGGCTGAACCTGATGTTCCACTTAAAGATGCCAGAGGATAGCTGTATTAAAAATAAAATACTAGGGATAACTTTATCCCTAGTATTTTATTCTATAATAAATTAAATTATTTTTTATTTTATTATAGGTAGCATAACTCATAATTGATCCATTGAACCAAAATCTAAGCGAACCATGTGTTACACCTAGCAATTTAGCGGACTTGTCCATTGTGAAGTTATTATTTTTAATCCAAAGTTTTAAACTATTTATAAAGTTATCATAGTTCCAAACTAAATGAGTATATCCATCTCTACAAAGATAATTAATATCAAAGTATTCTGATAAAAGTTTTAGTATAGATATTGACGGATAATATCTGCCGACTTCATAAGCACTTATTATACTATTTGTAACATTGCATATAGATGCTAAATCTTTAATATCAAGATTCTTATCTAATCTAGATTTTCTAAGCCTTCCACCAAATGTATTTTCATTTATTTCATCCTTAATATACAT